GGAGTCCCGGCACCTGGGGGCTACGCGTCGCGCTGGGAGGCCCGGAGCGCGTAGCGGTTTGGGGTGATTACGGCAGGTCCAGCGTTGCGACTGCGAGGCCCGCAGGCTGATTTACGACTGTCGCACAGTAACCAAAGAGTCCGGCGTCGATGCCACCGTTAGCCACGTTCGCCACGTTCACGCGCAATGCTGGCGAGAGTTCGTGGAACGATGCGGCCGCGCGGGTGCCGGCGATGACCGTGTTAGCGGCAACGAAATCGGAAACAAAGAGGGACGTATTTCCGAACGAGCCGGTACCGTCGAACGACAGTGAGCCACCGAGGAACGCAAGGGCCTCCTGGGTGTTCACTGCTGCCATCGCGGCGTATACCTCGGTGCTGATGCCGATGAAGGACGGGGTGCCGATCGGCATGACGGACATCGCGGCCTGGACGATTGTGCCCAGTGGGGTCTCGTTGGTTCCGGTGTTTGTTGCCTGGTCCTCTAGTTCGGTGTAGCAGTACTGATCCGAGAGGCGGGCGTAGGATTCTGCCATCGCGGCCCAGTAGCCCATGACGTAGTCACTGGAGCCCAGGTCGAAGAAGGCGCGGTCGATGTCGTGGGCACCGGCGAGGCGCTTGACGGGGACCTCGATGGCCTCGGTCGTCGCGGCGTTGGATGCTACGGCTTCTTTGTCGCCGTCGTAGTCGTCAACGGCTGGCGCGACGTTCCAGCGCCATCCGGTGACCTTTAGCGACGTGATGGGGGCACCGGCGGCCACTGCTGGCACGAAACGGCGCTGGTAGTTGATGCCCTCGAAAACGTGGCCCAACCAGGTGTCAGGGTAGACATCAGCGTTGGCGGTGTAGGTGATGTCCGTAAGGGCGGCCTGGAGTTGGCCCATCGGGATCTCGCCACGGTTAGCCTGGGCGACCATGGACGCGGCCTGTGCTGTGGTCAAGCGTGGCGACGTGCGGGCCGCGATGACGGGGGCCTGTGCGGCGGCCACGGCCACGGGGGCGGGGGTTTCCTCAACAGGGGCGGGGGTCGGTTCAGGTGCCACGGCGGTCGCGGCAATAGCGGAAGCGGCAGCTGAGGCCGCGATTTCCTCGACCGTGGTGGCTGGGGTGCCGGCGTCGCCGGTCAGGTGTGCGCTAGCGGTTAGCCGGCGCGGGGTTTGGCGCTTGCTCATTTGATTATCCTTCGGGGTTGGTTATGGTGCGGGCGGCGTCCCATGCGGGAACACTAACGGATGAAACCTCTCTGAGTATTGCCTTACTAACGACGAGGACGCCGTCGCGGTCGGTTGACGCTTGGATCACGTCTACACCGACAGACCAGCCCGAGCGCATATGCGCGGCCTGGAGTTCTGTTTCCCAGTTTTCGGGCGCTGTGAAAGTTCCCACGAGCGCCGCGGGTGTATCGAGGAAAGACTGGCCGTGGCCCACTAGGCGGTTCCGGTCGTGCTCCATCAGCCAGGCCACGTTTTGGGCGGCGGTGATGTTCACCGAGCCACGGGCAAAACGGGTCGGCCCCGCCGAGGTATTTGCGACACTGTCCCACGGGAGGATCGTGGCGTGAACGGTACGGGCGGGGCCGTCAATGGACGCCACGGGGGCGTCGGATGCTGTCAGGTAAATCGTGGTCATCGTGTCACCGTTCCTGGGGTTCCGGTTTCGCGGCGGCGGATTTCGTCAACCGTGTAGACCCCGGACTGGATGGCCACGTCGTAGGCGGCCATCCGATCGGCGAACGATGCGCGAAGGATCGTGGAGTCAAGGTCAAACACTGCCATCACACCGGGGCTAGATATGTCGTCCATGCTCAGGCGTTGCTCGATGGGCGTGGTGTAGGTGCTGAGGGTGTAGTCCGTAAAGTCGCGGCGGGCGTCCTGGAGATTATTGTATGTCACCGAGGAGCCGGACTGGCTGGCATCGAGCATGGCGGCGGGGATGCCCATGACGCGGGCGACCTCAGCGGCAGCATACGCGCGGGCCTCCACCAGCTGGAGGTCACGGCTCGACCATCCGTGGGTTTTGACCTCTAAAGATCGGTTTGTGTAGCCAACGCCGGAAAGTTCGCGGGCCCGTGTCCAGTCGTCCACCAACGCTAGGCGTTCCTCGGCGCTGAGGCCATCCTCGGACAGGTCGTGGAGTTCCAGGGCGGGCAGCGGAACGGAGGCGAAACGGCGGGCCGCGTCGGACAGGGTAAAGGCGGTGCGGAGTTCCCGGGCGCCGTAAGCCAGGATGCCCTCGTGGAGGCCCGGAAAGACGATCACATCGGAGGCGCTGACGGGTTGGCCGTTGATGCCTTCCACGATCCCATCCGTGGTCACGTCCACTAGGTTCGGGTCAACGCGTCGCGCAGCTGTTGGATAGCCCAGCACGTCGCGATCGAGGATAAGCCAGTAAGCCACACCGGAAAAGATCAGATCGTCAACGGTCCAGGCGATCGTCACAGCGCGGGGCAGGTCAGGGTCCGGCTGGTCAAACAATGCGGGCGCGGTCGATAGTTGCGTGCCCTGCCATGCGTTGATTTGTGCCTGCGCCAGTGTTGAGGTGATCAGGTTCCGACCACGCGCACAGGCCGGGACGGTCATAGCCATCGGGCGCGTCATCGCGGTCTTGGATATTTCGGGCCAGGTGATGGCGCTTAGGGCATCGGCCACGGCCCACGGGTTCGCCTGGGGTGGCAGGCTCACGCGCTGGGCGGCGGTCAGGGAGTCCACTGTGGCGGTCAGGCGTTGGGATCGGCGGCTCACGCGGCACGCTCGAAAACTGCCCAGACGTTGGCGCTGGCTACGTCGTAGCTGGCATCGTCACTGTAAACGCTTACCGCTAAATAATCGTTTAGGGCTAGGTTGACCCAGCCGGTGGTCACCTGGGCTATGATTAGCCCAGCCAAAGCACCGTTTCCAACGCTGTCTAGAACTTGCTGCCAATAATAGTTCCCGCTGTTATTTTTGTCGATGCCGATGATGGCGCCATGGTTGACAATATTTGCCAGTTCCACCTGGGCTGTGAGGCGATAACGTCCAGCGGCGGGTGCCTTAAATCGCGCGTTGTTCACGGTCGTCGAATGATAGCCGGCGACGTCCGCGTAGTCGTGTGTGTCGTAGCCGATTTGGATTGCGCCCGTTTGGCCCGTTAAACCGGCGGACCTGTACGCCCTGACGGCTGTAATGGTAGTACCACCACCACCGCCACCGCTCGGCGTTGCCCACGTTCCTGTTTCGGTTAGGTATTTGCTCGCCGATGGGGACGCGGCTGGTGCGGGCACTAACCCACGCTTGGAGGCGGCCATCGTGACAAGGCGGTCAGTGGCCCACCAGTCACGGGTGGCGTCTTGGATATCGGCGGCCAGGCGGCGGCCCAAAAGCTCATACCCCGCAGGGTTCAGGTGGTAAGCGTCGGCGAGGGTGTAAAAGTCGGAGTTCCCTACGCCCGTTGGGGCGGCGACTGTTCCCGTGCCTTGGATGTATTCGATTGGCTGGCCCACGTACGTAAACCCATTGGCGACGGCCTGAGCGTAAAGATAACCCGCGATGGTGTTCAGGCTTGTGTACAAGGTGTCGGTGGGGCGCCACGGGGAAAGGACCAGGAAACGGGTGGTAGGTAGGGCGGCCTTAGCGGCAGCGAATAGGGATGTGATGGCTGTCTGAACGAGGGTCAGTGGGATGTAGCCGTTATCGTTTGTGCCGCCGGTAAATACAACAATGTCCGGGGATAGGGCGGCCACATCGGTGGCGAACCTTGCCCCATAGTTTGCTTCCCCTGTCCCGAAACCGTCTTGTAGGTATCCGGTGCCGGAAACAAACGAGGGGTTGACATTCCAGTTCAGTAGGCGCCCAGCGACCACGGCGTAGGAGTCCCACACCCATTTCACGTCGGTGTCGAAACTTGTCCCGTAGGAGTCGCCCACCACGATAACCTTGGGGCCAACGTCACGCGACGTTGGCCATGTGGTGCGGGTGGGTAGTGCCCAGATACCGCCGAAAGTCATTTCCTGACCCTCGAAAGTGATGCGCCTATTCGTGGCCGTGGCGAAAACGATTTTGATGCGGCGCCATGACGTCGATGAACCTATGACGGCGGACTCCGTCGCGTTGGCTAGTTCACCGTCCACCCATATCCGATATTTGCTATGGGTGGAGTCTTCCGACCTGACAAGGATTTCCAGCTGGTCGGTGTCAGTCTCAAACTCAAAACGTAAAAGGTTGCCAATCTGCCCAGCGGCGTTGGCAATAGTTAGGCCGGTTTGGCGGTAGCAGTTAGTGTAAGAACCAACAGTTCCGACGTTTGCGTACGTTGCGCCCAGGTAGGTAAAGTCTGAGCCGTCACGCGATGGCAGGCGACGGGTTGCCCCTGTGATGGTCGTGGCCCCGGTGTCCGTGATGACCGTGACCGTGGGCGGTGTTTCCATGACGATCGGGTCGCTCGATACGGTTTGCCCGCTCACCCCGTTTGATTGGATAGCGCGGACCCCGGTGGGTCCAGTCGCGCCAGTGGCCCCCGTATTTCCCGTCGGTCCAGTGTCGCCGGTGTCACCTTTTACGCCCTGGATACCTTGGATACCTTGGATACCCTGGATACCCTGATCACCCTGATCACCCTGGATACCCTGGTCGCCCTGGATACCCTGGATACCCTGATCGCCTTGGTCACCTTGGTCACCTTGGTCGCCCTTATCGCCCTTGACGCCTTGGATGCCTTGGATGCCTTGGATGCCTTGATCGCCTTGATCGCCTTGATCGCCTTGGTCACCCTTTGGTCCCTGTGGGCCCATCGTGCTATTTAGGTCGATACGGATTTCACCGTTAGCCATTACGTGTCACATCCGCCGCGATAGTGATGGTGCCCGCGCAAATCGTGCGGGTCGTTATTTCGTCCTCTTGGATTAGTTCCCAGTCCCAGAAACCTGTGAAACCGTCCGTGAAACCGCCGGTGCCGTCCACATAAATCACGGCCTCGCCCTCGATGGCGTCCGTCAGCTCGATGATGATGGGCAGGTCTTCCTCGATGGGTTCCTGTGGTGTGACGCGGACGGCGGCGGTATTGGTGCCAGTCAGGTCCACGCGGTCCTCGCCCTGGTAAACGACGACAGGGATGCTGACAGTGTCGCCCGCGTACAGGTCAAGGTCTACCCGCGCGGGGCGATTAGTCAAGACGACAGGGTTCGCCACGCGCTAATCGTATCACTTACCAGGGACGTGCCAGGTGGGTTTAGGCGTGGCGGTGCTTGGGCGTGTCGCGCCCCATGCGGCCAGTGTCGCGGCAGTTAGTGGGCT